GAGTTCGAATCTCTTCTTCACCGCCACTTTCAAATACTTAAAGCCCTGAAAACAAACGAGTTTTCGGGGCTTTTTGTTTTCCGCCTCAGCAAAGTGTCGAAAAAGTGTCGAAGGCCTGAGCTATTCGTAGTGTGACCAGAGCCGTAGCACTTTTACGGTTTGTTCCTCCTGGAGCACCTGATAGACCAGCCGATGCTGAATGTTGATTCGTCTGGAGTAGGCCCCGAGTAAATCCCCGACCAATTTTTCGTACGGGGGAGGGTTCTGGAACGGGTTTTCTCTGATCACTTCCAGCAACGCCTTAGCCTTATCTTTCAATCCAGCTGAGGCGAGTTTCTGGGCATCTTTCTGTGCTTGTTTCGTATAAACGACTTGCCAACTCACCAGTCCAATTCCTTGGCACATTCATCAATGGGTTCTTCCATTCCTTCCTTGATCGATTCGCGCATTCCCGGCACGGAAAGCAGATACAAGGTTTCCTGAATGGCTTGCCAGTCTTCAGCCGAAATCAGCACAGAGCTGTTCCGCTTACCGGTGATGAAAATAGGCTGATGGGATTCGGCAGACTGATCGATCAGTCGATAGAGGTTTGTCCTGGCCTCGCTTGCAGTCAGTGTACGCATGAGCGCATGTCCTCCTGATGTGAGTCCAGAATCGTACGCTAAAACGTACGGCATGTTAATGTCCCTCGTCGTGTAGTGGATTGAGACGCAGTGCATCCTGTAAGTGGTCAGGAGCCAGATGGGCATAGCGCATGGTCATCGTCAGTGAGGCATGGCCAAGGATTTTCTGTAGCGTCAGGATGTTTCCGCCGTTCATCACGAAATGACTGGCGAAGGTATGCCTCAGTACGTGGGTAGCCTGACCCTTTGGCAGTTTGATCGAGGTTTTATCCAGTTCCCGGCTGAAACTCAGCATGCAGTTGGTAAAAGTGCCGTATTGCCGGAAGTAGGCATGCAGGGCTTTTTCCAGTGGTGCCGTGATCGGGATTGTCCGTGTCTTCTTTGACTTGGTATTGGCAAACGTCACTGTGCGGTTTCTGACCCGTTCAGGAATCAGCGCTTGTGCTTCTCCCCATCTGGCACCCGTTGTCAGGCACACGCGGGCAATCAGAGCCAACTGAGGGTTTTCCCGTTGATCCAGTGCGGTCAGCAACTCTTCGATCTGGTGCGACGTCAGAAACGATACCGGACGCTCTTGAAGGCGAAGAGGGCGGACGTTCAGCAAGGGGTTGGGGTAGTCAATTTCACCTAACCGGATCAGCTCATTGAACGCCGCTTTCAGGTAGCCAAGTCGAGTGTTAAGCGTCTTGCCCTGAATGCCTGAAGTGAGCAGTTCACTTCGCGTTTCACAGAACGAGTTAGCCGTAAGGTTTGCGCCAACCGGATTACCCAATTCCTTTGCCATAGCGTCCAGCGTGCGCTTGATACCGTCAGCATAGGCGAGGGTATGTCCATGCAGTTGATGGTAGCGGTCGATCAGCTCTGACAGCTTGCGTCGATCTTTGGGCTTTGGCGTCCACGTAGGCGTTTCAATAACCTTGGCCCGGCATGTTGCTTCAAAACGCTGGGCTTCCATTTTGGTCTTAAACGTCTTGCGAAAGCGCTTGCCTTTGATTGGCTCTATATCGACCTTCCAGCGGCCTGCAGGGGTTTGCTCAATTGCCATCAGACAGCACGTCCCCATCTGACCTGTCGTTCCTCAAGTAGATTTTTGATGTGCTGGTAGATGTCGTACTCACTTAATTCCTTTGAAGCGTAGTGATCCCTGATAACGGGCCAGCAGTCCCATTGTTTTAGGGTGGAGAACGCCTTTTTTGCGCCCACTCGCTCCCTAGCCAGCAGGCTTACGAAGTTTCCCAAGAACAGCTCCACGTTTTTGCCGGAGAAGCCGCGAGAGGTCTTGTAGTAGCGTTTGTACTCAGTGTCTTCCAGCAGGGAGTCAACCGGCAGATCAACGTGCACGTCGTCTCTGATCAAGGTCCAGATGGCTTCAAAACGGCCGGGACGAGTCAGCAGCTTGAATTGACCCAGCCCATAGCGCCACAAACCGTCCAGGTGCGGAGCAAACCCGGCAAAGGATTGGGTTTCGAGTGTCTTGCCGGTTTTCAGGTCGATGGAGCCGCTGGCAAATTGCTGAATGATCGAGTGGTGATAGCGCAGCTCGATACGCCATACGGGTTGTTCAGGGTTGTAGTTGTCAGGATCGGCAGCATCCAGAGAGTCCCGGCGCTTCCAGACGCTTTCCCAGAAGTCGAGCTTATCGGTGGCCTTGGCCTGTTCGGTTTTGTTGTAGATACACAGCTGGACGCCACCCGCAGAGCCAAACATGGACGTTTCCCCGCGCCCATACACACTGGACTTAGTGGCCCAGTTCACCTCATTGATCCCGGAAATGTCCCGGTGAGTTCTGGCGCGACAATGCATCCGTGCTACCAGATCAGTCGGTGGTATCCAGCCTTGCAGATCTAGCGCCAAATGGACGGCACACTGGTTAATTTCAATGTGGGTCAGTACTTCGCTGGCGTAGAAGTCCAAGCGGGCTTGCAGGCGCTCGGGAGACAGGCTGTCGATGGTGTGAGGTGATACTTCGATTTTCAGATGTGGACCAATACTCTCCAACTTGGCGTTGAAGTTTTTGATCAGGAGGACGATCCCCAGATCAGCGTTTTGCAGCTTGTACTGATACCCGGAGTCACGCCCAACACGACCCGAGTGCCAGCGCTGGCCCGCGAAATCGACCATTACGCCCGGTTTCTCAAACAGGGCCATGACCTCAGGGCGGATCAGCCCTTTGTACAACTGGCGAACCGTATCGACGCCACAGCGGAGCAGACGAACGTCTGTCAGGTCTGTGATCGTTGCGGTGCCATCATCAAAGAAAACCCGACCGGTTTTCGATTCATTAAAAACACGATCTAAACGAATCTGGTCTTTTGCTTTCATGTCTTGAATCTCCTTTTTGTGACGAATTGAGACGTTTGGAACTGGTTTATCTGACGTGTTACAGGGGCGTCAGCGCCGCGCTTTTGGCGCAGCACTCGTACCGCGTGCATGCGCGCAAAAGCCTCTACGCAGCCGCTTGGGGCTCACCACAGGAACTTTCCATTTTCGTGCTCAACAACCGTTACGGTAGATTTAGGTTCAGTTGGCACAAGCGGCTGTTGAGGCTGCTGGTTCGGCTGTTGAGGTGGCTGTTGTAGCTGCGCATGCTGCTCTGATCGATCAGGAATACTCGGGTCGAAGTAGCCGTTCTCCACCACGTTGCTGCAAAAGATGAAGTCGGTTTTCACGCGGGTGCCTTGCTGGGTGTAGCACTGGCAAACAGTGGGCTTGCCATTCACTACAGCACTCGACATACGACTAAACTCACGGGCGTATGTGGTGGGGTCGGTGCTGGACATGCAATACAGCCGCGGGTAAGCCACAGGCTGCGTAAGCTGGTCATAGATGGGGGCCGATGCAGGTATTTGCGGGATACGCGGGGCGCGCTGCTCAAGGTATTGCGCAGGGCTTTGTGGGCGGTCTGAGGGATCGGCTTGGCCAGCAGGTTTGATGAAAGCACCCACCGTTGATTTAACCTGATCAACCATACTGCCCGGCATTTCGGCTGCGCCTGGCTGGGTTTTGACCTGCTCAGATGCATAGCGATCATAGGCCCGGTAGACCAGCACCCCAGCCCCTGCAATTACCATCATGGCCAAGATGAACTTGGTCGGTAGCTTGGTCTGAAAGTGGTGCTGGGCGTTACTGCTGGTGTAAACCGCGAAGTACTTCTTATCCAGGCGTAACGACTTTTTGTCCGCATCCTTAAAGCTGGTTTTGGTCTCGACCTTTTCTATCACCGCCTCTGACTCAAAGCGCAGCAGTTGCTGCGATTTGAATACCCGCCAGTAGTGAATATGGCCATTGCACAGGCGGCGCAGATGGACGTCGATATAGCGCGGGTCTTGGGTGACCAAATGCACTTCGTGGCCGTTGTGGCGCATGGTTTCGAAGCGGGTGATGTGCTCCGGGGGGCGCGCCCGTGGGTCACGCGCACCAAACCACCCCTGGGCTTCATCCACCACAATGATGGAGTCAGCAGGTAGCTCAAACCATTTTTCAGGGTCATCAAAGGAAAACCATGGAGCGCGAAGCTGCTCTGGCTTGAGGCCGTTGATGTTGTGGAAATAAACCGTGCGCCCTTCAGAGTGGGCCTTTTGATCCACCTCACGGATTGTATTGAGGGTTTTGCCGTGGCCGGGCTTGCCCGTGCGTATATAGAGCATGGGAAGTATCCTTAGGCCTCAATAGAAGTGCCGCCCGGCTTACGCCAGACTTGGTTTCGCCTGCTGTCAGTGGCCTTATCAATACCGGCCAGCATGAAACGGGTAGAAATGGCGGCAAAGTAGAGGTTTACCACCACATCGAATTTGGCGAGGCCGAGGAGCTGTTGAATGACCGGGCCAATCTCACCCATGCGGGCGAACAGGTAGGACTGAGCTTCACCAATGATCAGATTGAAGCCAACGTAGGTAATGAAACCGAAACCTACGATGCGCAAAACCATCTTTACCAACGGCCCAAGGATGATGATCAGCAGTTGGGCAATATAGAGAAAGTGCATCAGTTACCTCCTACGGAGCGACCGACATAGAGCGCGGCCAATACGGTGGCAACCGCGACGAACAGACCACTAAGGTCTGTTGCAGCGCGGCACAGGGGCTCATAACTGAGAGTGAAGGTGCGACCACCCGCAGTGGTCAGAGAGAAGCTTTCAGCGGTTGGGCAAGATGCAGGCAGGAAGCGCGTGCCTTTGCTGATAAAGGTCGGCACATCAATATCGCCACTGCCTTCATCGAGTTTGAATTTGTCACCCTGGCCTTCAAACAGGCCTTTTATATCGTCCTTGTTTTCCTCAAAGTCCCCGGCCTCTTCAAAATCACAACGGGCCTCATACTGCTGACTAAGAATGGCGCACTGGACGGCATCACCATCGCACACAGGGGCTGCATCACAGGTTTGGCCACCAGACACGCTGCTTTCACTTTCGTCTTGCTCTTCTTCGCGGTCTTCTTGGGTTTTACCGTCAGAGTCCGGACAGGCTGGGCCAGTACAGGTAGTGGACTCGCCACCCGGAGTGCCGTCCGATTTTGTGTGGTTGTTGGTAACTGACGTGGTGGTACTGCTTGAACAAGCGTTAACACCAGAGCAGTTGGTGGTGGTCGTAGTTGTTGTAGTGGTGGTGTCTTTAGAGCCATCAGGGTTGGTCTTTTCAGTAACCTCAACCTCAGTGGTTTTATCTGACAGTTTGGAGCCCGGTACTTTCGGCTCGCAGCGATACTCACCGCCCGTTTCAAACTGGCCGCAGTTCATGTCGCCTATATCAATGTATTTTTCTGTGGCCGTGCAGGTGAAATGCTGACGTCCCTCAGCATCCGTCACCTTATTGGTGCATTCGCTGTTGCTCTCAGCCGACGGCGTGCTACTTGCGGGCTTTTCACGGGCCGCTTCATCACCCGTACAGGACACGCCATTGCCCTTATAGCCGTAGTCCGCAAATACACCCGAAGGGTCGCCATTTACAAACCGATAAATTCTAGATGGCGCTTGCTGGCCGAAGGCGTACTGACAACCGCCATCACAAACAACACCCGGCGTTTCAACGCGACCGCCAATGACGCCGCGACCAGTGAAATCACCTAGCCGGTGCTGATGGCTGACATTGCTACCGGAAGACGATGCACATTTATCAAGTTCAGGCTTAACGCACTGGCCATCAATCAACTGATTAGGGACCTCACAAGAGGCCAGACAAACCGAGCCGTTATCACCGTACTGACAAGTTACTTTGCTTACGTTGCCCTTTTCCCCTCCTACACACCGATAAACTTCCCCTTCAATTTGCCAACCGCCATATTCCATAGAATGGCCACATGCAGCCTCAATGGTGCGATGCATGGTGCGATCCCCCCAAAGACGCTGCCAAAGAGTCGAAGCAACCCCAAACTGCCCCCACCCCAACAGGCTGAGAGCAAGCAAAACTCGAAGCACAGCGAATGGCCGCATCACAATCACACCCGCCCAAAGAAAACGAGGTAAAACGCCAGTGTGGTGAGGATCAGCACGTACAGTTCATAGCTCATGGCGGCTTACCTGAAAGAAAACCCCGCCGAAGCGGGGCTTAGTGCATCGGCTTGAACGCGTAGCCCCTTACAGAGCGCGGCGCATGTACTTGAAGGCCATTGCCGCGATGATCACGGCAAACACACCCCAACCGATGGTGCCAACGTCAGTACCGGCGGTATCCAAAGAATCGGTGGCCTCAGTCGGTACAGCCGCATAGGCTTGCTGAACAGTCAGCAGGCCAACCGCAGCAGCGGCACCGAGGGAGCGTTTCAGGTTTTGCAGATTGCGTTTCATAGGTGTTACCTCACTGTTTGAGAACTTTCTTCAACACGAGGAAGCCGAAAACAGTGGCGAACAGGATGATTGCTTCGCCCTGGAGCTGTTGAACGTCTTCCCAACTCAGCGCAGAGCCGTACAAACTCTGCATTTCCTCGACCGTGAGAGAAACCAGCGCGCCGGTGCAGGTGGGCGAGCCATCCGCGCCGATCAACCAATCCCCCTCACAGGCAAGAAAATTCACGCATCGCCCTCCAACTGCTTACGGGCTGCTGCTTCATTCCTTTCCCGGCAATCCGGGCAAATCGCGTAGTCCGGGGCCGTACGGAAATCGCTGATCCAGTCGCGCTGGTCGGCTGGCATGTCGTACAGCTGGCCGATTACACACAGGCACTGGTCACACACAACGCGATCAACAATCAGCACGGCCCGAGTCCTTACGCCTTGGCCGAGTCAGCCGCAGGCTTAGCGGGCTGGCTTGGGGTTGGTTGGGCTTGTGGAGTGGTAGTGCGGGCCGATGGTTTGGCGTCTACCGGCTCGATATGCAGGGCGAGGTTTTTGCCCTTGTTCTGGCCGCCGCGAGCGACTTCGAAGGTAATACGCACCAGCTGCAACGGGTCGATGTTTGCGCCAGCGGCGAACACCTCATTGGCGACTTCATCCGCAATCGCCATACCGATGATGGACAGGCCGTGCTCAGTCTTGCCGTCCGGCTCGTCGCCATAAAAAACCTTGGCGTATTTGGTTTCCTCGACTTGAGTCATTTGAGTGCCGAGAAATGCAACTTCCATAGTTGAACGTGCCATCTTTTGTAACCTCGTTTAGTTGCGCTTAAGAGCGCTGGTTTAGCTTTTTGCAGGCCGAACGATCCCGAGCAGCGGAACTGATAAAGTTCTGCAACTGCCTGATTTAGAGCGGCTTGTAAGGGTTAGCTGTGATCAGTTATACGCGATAAAAACAGTAAAAATTCATAGATAGTTAAATGTCATGGTTAAACTTTTTCTGTGCCGAATAGTGAAACACTGAGACAGTTGGAAACCTCCTTGATTAATTGTGTTAATCGAAAAACACCAAGGGCCATGCCCTTGTCATCCCGTTTCGCCGCCATCACCCGCGACTGGCAGATGAAGTCGTGTTGAATCAGTTGCATCGTTGGGGCCAGTCACGGATGCCGGAGGCGACAGCCATTCGAAAATCTCCCTGACAGCTTCAAACGATGCAGGCAGATACGGCCCAGCCACTGCATAAATAAGCGTGAAGAAGAGCAGGCCGAGAAAAACATCCAAAGCCCAAGACGGCAGTTTCATACTGTTACCCCACTAGCTCGAAAGGTTCGTGAATCGGCACAAAAGGCACCGGCTTGCCGATGTTCTCGACAACGCGCCAAAACGGCTGAGGGCGCTGGCTGGGCGTGTGTTTCGCGCAGGTATAGGCCGGTATCACCTGCCACTGCGAAATCAACGGTGTCCAGATGCCAGAAACTTTGCCTACCTTTAGTATGCGTATCCGTTGAACAAACGCGGGGCGGCATTGGTCGCAGGGTGTGAATAGGCAGCGAGCGGGTTTCGCCATTTCTGTTTTTGACCAACAAACAGAGCAGGTGCAGTCCGGGTTGTGCGGTACGTGCCTGTAACTGGATTGCTTCATAAGTCATACGGACCTCTTCAGCAAAGCAGCATGTAGGGTAGGGGCAGCGTTCCAATCCTGTTGGGTTAACCAGGAGCGCACGAGAGCAGCATTGATCATGCGCAGCTTGCCAACCTTTACAGAGGGCAACACACCACGATAGACCCAGCCGCGCACCGTGCCGCAGGTAAGGCCGTTGCGCTCAGCCCATGTTTTGATGGACTCGAGGTCTTGATAAGGTGTGATTAGGTTCGATGGTTCTAACTCTTCCAGTTCCATGTGCGTTCCGTCACTATTCAAAGCAATTTGTACCGCTGAGTTGGACTGACAAATTATTTGTCACGCCGCAACGCTACAGACAAATTATTCGTCAGACAAATTATTTGTCATTATTTTTAGAGCTTTTAGGAATGATAGAAGAGCGTCTTAGAACACTTGTTCGGCATATCGGAGCTGCACGGCTGGCTGAGATGACTGCTATCAAGAATCGCCGTCGATGGCAGACAGTTGCTACTGATTTGAAGGTTAAGGCGCGTGTTGAAGATCTAGAGGAAGTGTTGAGGGTCTTTCCCGAATACGAGTTGTGGATATTGAAGGGGGAGGTCGATGATCAAAAGGGACAGATCTCGCCAAGTGATTAAGCTCTATCGATTTTTAATTAATAATTTAAATTAATGTTGTAGTGGTAGGAAAACCTGAGGGCGCTTGAATATTGAAAAAGCGATTGCTTCAAAAGTAAATTATCGACACTGAGCTTCTTGGTCTATTGATAATGGTGCGAATTTAAATAACTTCTGTTTATATTATTGCAGGATTTTTTATGGATAGATCGATCGATACGCGTCGGGCGTTAGTTGAAATTGAAAAGCACTCGGAGCTTCGTGAAGGGAATGAAGCAGCTACTCGTCTTAAAGTCATAAATCGAATTCTCATAGATATACTTGGTTGGACTGATGAGGATATACATCCTGAGGAGCATGTTACTGAGGATGGTTACACTACTTATGCTGATTACATTCTTAGAACGGCAAATACTGCAATAGTAGTAGAAGCAAAGAAATATGGTGCGGCTTTTAATGTCGAGCCAAATCAAAGAAAGGTAAAGTTGACTAATAAATTCCTGCAAAGCGAAATCGGTGAGGCGATAATTCAGGCTAGGGACTACGCCAGAAAAATGTCTATAGATTTTGCAATTGCGACAAATGGCTCGGTATGGGCGGTGTTTCCAGCTCAGCGACATGACCAGGTTAGATTTAATGAATCTTACGCGCTCATATTTTGGTCACTTAGCGACTGTCTTGATGAAAATTATAGTGAGTTTTATGATCTGCTCAGCAGAGAGGCTGTAATAACAGGTAGTCTAGAGGCGAATTTAATCGGTCGCTTTGTAAATCAGACAGAAAATAGAAAGTTAGGAAGTTTTTTTTCAACTAATGTCAAGGGGCGTCAGGTAATCCAATTTTCCACATAATCGAGCATGAAGTAGTTTCTGCTTTTTCAGATTCTATAGTCGGGTTGAGTCAAGAGTCGTTTGAGCGGTGCTATGTGGCTGCCCCTGAGACAATAAAGTTTGATCGCAAGATCAGGATGAATGTTTCTCGTAGGCAATCTGTTGTAGGGGGTAGTGTTAATAGGCCTATGAAAGAAACTGACAGGCTTGCCCTTGTTGAAAAAATAAGAGGGGCTCAACAGGGCTCTAGGAATGGCCTAGTTAACTCAAAGCCTTTGGCAATTCTGTTATTAGGTACTGTTGGTGCGGGAAAGACAACTTTCTTGCATTATATGCGGAAGTCTAGAATTAAAGAGCTTTTTGCTCGGAATGAAGGTCAGATTGGTCACCATTGGGTACATTTGGATTTTCTTAATAATCCATCTGAGACCCCCGCGAGTCATTTTATTTACAGATCCTTACTCGATTATATCAATCAGGATGTTTTTTTGTCTGACGGCAAAAAATGCATTCAGCATGCATATGCGGAAGAAATTGGAGCTATTAAACGTAATCTATCTTTCCTGGACTCTTCAAAGATTTCAGCCGATGATAAAATAGCACAAATCATCACGTCGGATTTTGAAAAAGTTCAACCGTATGTGGAAAAGGTTATAAGATTCGCTACAAAGCAATGTTCATTTTTTTTGATTATTGATAATGTGGATCAGATAGAGTCTGAGGAAATCCAATCTACACTTTTTGCAGAGGCTCTTTCGATTGCTAGAGCATTGTCTTTGAACTTGATTCTTTGTCTTAGGCAATCTACATATGCAAGACATCGTAGTTCACCAGCAATAGATGCATTTGATTTTGATACAGTGCAGATTGATCCACCGAAAATATCATCGGTAATTGCTAAGCGGTTTGCACTCGTAAAATATTTGGTGGCAGGACGAAAGGCTGAGTTTACTGCTGAAAATGGCGCAACTGTAAAGATGGATGATGCGTCAGATATAATTGATTTACTTCAAGGTTCTGTACTTGGTACTGAAATAGGGTCGAGGATTGAAGTTTTAGCGACTGAAGACGTTCGCCTAGCTCTAAGGATGACCCGAGAATTTCTCGAGAGAGGCTATACAAGTCCCGGTAAAGCGATTGAGTACCATCGTAAAACTGGTAAGTATACCCTTCCAAGGCACGAGGCTTTTCGTGCGATCATGCTTGGTACGAGTCCTGTGTATAGCGAACAATATTCTCCAATCGGTAACCCCTTTGACTCACGTTTGTCTGTGAGTACGTCACAGTTATTACGGCTATATCTATTGTCCGCGATAGTTTCATATGCTAGCGAAACTGGATTTAGGTTTGTTGATGGTGCGTTGATAGCCGACTGCATGAAGAAAGTTGGATTTGGTGAGTCCTATATCAACCCTGTGTTAAAGGATCTTTGCAGGTTGCGTTTTATATTTACGGCAAGTCACGGGGAGCCAACATTGGCTTCTAGTTACATTCCGTCGAGATTGGGTGGTTACATAGTTCGTGACTTGATTTCAAACTTTACTTTCATAGAAAACGTCATGTTTGATACGTATATTTCAGATCATAAAGTTTGGAGTGAGCTTAAGAGTCTTAGTCATAAAATAGAATCTGAGAGAAACATTATTCGCAGAGTAATCCTGCGAAGTCAAAGGGTTAGAAAGTTTTATGATTATATGCACGGGTTACTGAGGATCTTAGTTATCGAGGGACAAAAAAGGGGTCTTCCACCCCAGTGGTGCAGCGATGTAATGAAGGAAAGGCGTCCTGATCTTATTCGGGAACTTAGAAGGGTTAGGAGGTCTGCTGAGTATAACTACGGCCAAAAAGATACGCGTAGGCTGGCTGACATCGAAGATATTGATGAGCTTGAAGCTTTGGAATAATGCTTCCTTTACCAAGCGGGCAGGTCAGGGCATATCTTACCGAGGCTAGTTGTGCCACAGCTTTAAGTGGAGATGCTTCCAGCTGAAAGGTCAATTTGTAGTGTGTGGCTGGCTGAACGCTAATCAATTTTCCTGTCGAACGTGTCCCGGAGTCGTAAAGTGTCGAAAAAGTGTCGAAAACACTGTGAATAATTGAGACGAATCGACCATCAGAACACCCCTGAAAGCCCCGGTTTGTGCGGAATAGTGAAGAATTGAGACGGTCCCTAAAC